TCTTGATGTTTCTGTCAATGAGTTCTATCTTCTGTTGCGTAAGATATTTTCTATCTTTCTTGACTATGTTTTTACGCTGTCTGTCTGTAAGTTCGCTTCTGCGTTTAACATATTCTTTTCTATGGCTTGAGATGTCTGATACAACCTGTCCTGTTGCTTCGTCCACGTAATAACATCGACAATTAGGGTGGGTATCATCAGGGATTATAGGTCTAAGTGGATCATCAATGGCAAATGCTATGCCTGACAGTTGCAGACAAATTCTATCATCAACTCGGTTATCTCTTTGTGTGGTGAATACAACCTTTGGTGGTTTTTTATTATCAAGTAGGTCAAAGACACTTATTGCGTCAAGATAGTTTTTGAGTTGTTTAAGTTCAGAGATCAATGTATTCATGTTCTATTTGTTTTCCATCTTCAAATGTCCATTTTTGTGCATAGGTTGCGTCATCTTCACTTTCAACCATTCTATTATTTTCATCAAAGTATATTGTGATTGAATCCATCAAGACATCATTTCCTGATAAGCATTAAAGAATTGTTTATACTTGGGATTAGTTTGTATATCTCTTGGCAGATCAACACCTTTTGTTCCACTAATGATTTCAACAACAGCAGAATGTGTTTCATCTGCATAAATTGTTTCTACCCATTTTTTCGTGTTTTCTCGATAACTAGTTTCATCATCTTTTGTGATAAATGGTTTTCCATCACGATCAACACCTTTGTATTTCCTTGCGTGTCTATTCCAATTATCATCAACTATTTTTTGTGCGTTTGAGTAATCTGCAACATAAGAATTAATTGGTATTTTTTTCATTTCAGGTGATGAAACTGTCTTGATAAACTTGCTTACCTTTTCAGGTTTATCTCTTGACATTTTATTAAATTCAGCGTGTGCCATTTCGTGATACACACGCTTATACATTTCTTCAACACCGTTTGTTCTTGTTATATCTCGTTTATTGTCTATTATAACTGACAATGTTTTTTCTTTTTCATTCCAAGTCGCACCTGCTTTTCCTTTACCTGTTGATAATTTTTTTGATACAGCAGTTATATTAACAGTATCAACTAATGCTCTTTGTTCGTCACTTAATCCATTCCATGCGTCCCTAATTGCTTTGACCTGTGTAGCAGCAGCATTGGTATTTCCCACATATTTGTCTGATCGTTTTAAATCAGCACTAATAGCTTTTGACATTTTAATTTGTGAATCGTTGCCACTACTTTGTTTAAATTTATGCGTTTCTAATTTCTGTTTATCGGTATTTTTTCCCATTGGTATTATTGGCATATCACCGTATAGTTTTTCCACAAACTCTGTATCGTTTTTGCTATTTTGTAATTGCTGAATGTTATTTTCCACCTTTTCAATCTCACGTTCTACTTGTTCTTTGAGTTGTGGATTATCAGTGACTCTTGGTGTTTCTGATCTTAGTTCTAGAAAGTCCTTATAATCGTCCCAAAGAGTGATTTTTGTTTCGTGCATATCACGAAATACTGCTAATCTTCTAT